TACTTAGATGGCAATAGAGTTTTATAATGCTCTACAATTTTATCGTGAACATCATGGGGCAAACTATTAATACTTATATTATCTTGATTAAAAGCATTGTTCGATTCTTTATATAAGAGACATTTAACAATATTAGATTGAATACTAGACATATCGGCTAACATTGCGGGCGTAATAAAAGTATTGTTACTCATTATACTCTTATGATGCTTACAAGGTTTAACTTTGACTTAACTGTAAATCACTTAAAAATAGTGATATACTTGCTATAGTAAAAAATATATTTATTCCTATCAATTTTTACGAAAATGCATTATAAAAATATAAATATATATCTAGCCACCATTAAATCTAAACTGCTACGAAGATTCCTTTGTTATCTGATAATTGCTTCCAATCCAATTTATTATAATATTTCAATTCATTGTATTCCTCGGGTGTCAAACTCATTTCATATTCTGCCCTTTCTCCAGTTAATTTTTTTACGATTTTCTTTTAGTCATATTATTATCACACTCTGTGCCTGACTTGTATAGCCTATATCTTCTAATTTTTTGCTAAAAGCTAAGCCTGTTCTAAGAAGATATGAGCGCGACTGCTTCAAAGCCACGAATTGATACGGAAACTAATGACTGGTTTATGCGTGTAGGCGACGGAATCAACTTTAATAATTCAAAATATTGTATATGGGGCATTCATTCTCACGGTAAAAATCTTTTCACAAATATGAAACAAGGAGATCGCCTATGGTTCATTCAGAGTAAATCAAAAGGTAAAATAGTAGGCGTCGCAACCTATATCTCTAATAACAAGCGCATTCCAAATATTACGCCAAGTAATAAAGAACTCGGTTGGCGTGGCGAAGATAATAAATGGGATACGGAAATACATTATAGAGATTTATACACTCTTACCGATCATAGCGACCCACTCCTTACTCATATTAAATCTTGCCAAAGTATCGCAAAATATTACAAGAATAAGTGTGATATTGACCTGCCCCTACTGTATAGCTATATCGTACAATATTATAAAACAAAAAATATTAAATAACATATAAACTTCCCCCCATCCTTGCATACCATATATTTATAATTCGCTGATATGCGCTGGATATATTATGTAATTATTCGCTATCTTTGCTTGTATGTATCTTGTTATTATCTATATATTTTTTCTAATTACTTAATTCTCATATCTGTAGCACAAGCAGAGACAAAATATTGAGTAATCCTCTATATATTCTTTATATTCTTTGAATGGCAAATATTATAACAAGAAAGTAATTGTATGCGGAAAAGGATATGAATTGTTAAGATTAGGGGATGTTTTCTAATTTAAATCAAAGAGTAAAAGAAAAGCATATTGTGGAAAGAAAGAATAAGAATATAATTTCTATACATCAAGTGACAAAGTACAAAAATGCTATATAGCAGATTATAAATATGTATGTTTAATTATTGGCGATAGTACTATAGTGGCGTAGCAAATATTCAAATAGATAAATAATTTAATTATTCAGTCAATAGTCATATAATTACACATTTGGATATTTAAAATACATGCATTTTCAAAAATTATATTTAGATTTTTTAACAAAGAATTATTTAAAATTATATTAAGATATTATAAAGTATGTCGACATATTCATGTGAAATATGTGGAAAATATTTTTCTCAAAAATCTCACTATGATTCTCATAAAAGAAGGAAAAATCCCTGTGAAAATTATTCAAATAAAATTAAATTGATGGTTGATAAGAAAGTAAAAGATATTATTAATGATTTAAATTTAAAAAAATTGATTGTTAAAAATAAAGAAATAATTAATCAAACATATAACAACATGAACACATTCATAGACCTTTATAAGTTTCTTCAATTATATGAAGAAAATAATATTTTAAAATGGTTAGAAGAACCTTGGGTTGGTAAAGATAAGCAAGAATCCCTATTAAGGTTATTCGCTGGACTTGGATTGATATACAAAATAAAATCATATGATATTTGTAAAGGTAATTACAATGAAAAAACCATAACAAAAAATACTACAATAAAAGATGTATTTTACAATCAAGAAGATAAATTTATTAATCTAAAAGATAAAGGAGATTCATCTGATCTAACTGGTATTTGTAAAAAGAATGGAAAACATTTATTAGTTTCAACATCAAAAAATTTAAATAAAACACAGGTTGGAAAGCTTGATATTGATAAAATATTAACTAATTTTAAACAGTATCAAGATGAAGAATATACTATGTCATTATGTATATGTATTAGAGATGGAATTGATTTTGAAACTATGAAAAAAAATGTAGAAAAAACAAATCATCAATTAAAATCATTGTTAGAAAAAGAAGATACTATTATTATTGACTGGAATGACTTAAACCAAGCATACCATCAATTCAAAATATTTTATGGAGAAACTCCTATTGATAATATTATTAAATCAAATAAAGCTACATTATGTTTAAAAATGCATCAGCATCTTGGTGTTTTTAAGACAATTAGAATGAAGAATTGTGAAAAGAAAAAAATTCTATGGGGTCATATTCAAAGAAGTGGAAAAAGTTATATTATTGGGGGTTGTATTATTGAGGATAGCAAAGGCAAAGATGAATGTAATTATTTGGTAATTACAACAGCGCCAAATGAAACAATAGAACAACAAAGAAAAGTATTTGATTGTATTCAATTAACAGATTTTAATATTATCGTATTAAATGGTAAAAATATAAAACCTGATTTAACCAAAAAAAATATTATTATTTGTTCTAAACAATTCTTACAGACTAAAATTGATAAAGGACATGATAAATATAAACATAGTGAAGAAAAAACAAAAAGTATTGTTTGGTTAAAGAAAATATCTTTTGATATGAGATTCATTGATGAAAGTCATAATGGAGGAACAACAGAATTAGCAAAGAAAACATTAGAATTTTATGGAAAACAAGCATTTACAGTTCAAATTACAGCAACATATTCTAAACCGATAAATGATTATAATATTCCAAGGGATTGTTGGATTTTATGGGATTTAGAAGATATAAAACTTTGTAAAAATATTACAAATGAAGGTAGCATAATTAGATTAGTACAAAAACACGGTGATTGTATTCAAAATATCATTTCAAAATATTCACAAGATAGTATAATTAGTGAATATTCAAAATATCCAGAATTGTGGTTATTAACAGATGAAATTAAGTCAAATATTTTATCAAAAATAATAAAAGATACACAAGATAATAATTATGGATGGTCACCCGATGCTTGTTTCCTTCTTAAACAAGGAGTTAAAAATGACAAAGAAACTAATAAATCTAAAATAGTAATAAAGGAAGAGTTTCAAAATGAAGAAGAAAATTTAAAATTATGGTATAGAGTTTTTGGAAAAAAAAATAAATTTGGAATTCCCGATAAAGATTATCCAGATGATATTGTATTTATGAAGAGGATTGAAAAAATATGTAAAGACCCAACAATAGATTCGCGATTTATTGGAGAAGGAGATTTTCATAATGAACCTATGATTATTATGGCATTCTTACCTCAAAATAATATTGATAATATTTCAAAAGCAACAATAAAACTTTTGGAAAGAAATAATGTTATTCCAGACTATGAAATAATTAGTATTAATAGTAAAACAACTAATAATCCTAAGCAATCTATTGAAGATGCACGTATCAAAGCAAGAAATAGTGGAAAGAAAGGAGTCATGGTATTAAGTGGAAAACAATGTAGTCTTGGAGTATCGATTGATAGTTGTGATATTGTATTATTACTAAATAATAGCATGGGGTTTGATATGATTTATCAGATGATGTTTCGTTGCATGACAGAAGGGAAAAATAAAAAATGTGGTTTTGTAGTAGATTTAAATATTCATAGAGTAATTGAAACATCTATAATTAATTATGCTTCATTGATAAAACCAGATATTCATCCAAGAGACGCTATAAAATTCATTTTACAAGAAAGACTTATCAATTTAAATGGTGATCATTGGATGCCTTCTTTTGGAAATAATGTTTCTAAAATTACAGCTTTATGTGAAAATGTATATGAATCATATTCGTCTAATACTGAAAAAGCACTTAATCATTTACTAAATCGTCTTCGTTTTAAGGAAATATTACTTACAAAAGAAGAACAAAAAATATTTAATGCTATGTTTAGTAATACAACACCTACAAAAATACAAAAAGAATTAATAGATAAACTTTTGGAGGAAGATGAAGAAAAAGAAAAAATTAAAAAGGGTATTGAAAAAACAAAGGTAGATAATGAGGTAGATAATGAGGAAATTGATACATCATCAGAAACAAGTAATGAAGATGAAAAAAAAGAAAAGCAAATAAACTATATGGATATTCTAAAACATATAAGTCCTCTTATATGTTTATTAACAATTCATGATAAAGAAACATCATTTGTAGAAATGTTTGAATTAATTGAAAAGAATGAATATGTGTATAATATCCTAATTGACCAAACTAAAAGTTGGTGGGGTAAATCAATTGATTCAAAAATAATAAAAAAATTTATAAATATATATATTAAGTATATGAAAGATGATAAAGAAACTAATCAGATTATTAGAACAGTGAAAGAACTATTTATGAAAAATGTTAAAAATAATAGAGAACTATCTATTTTGATTGATAAGTATTTAATTCCACAAGAACTTGAAAAGAAAAGTAATGCTGAAGTTCCTACACCCTTTAAATTACGGGAAGAAATGTTGGATAAAATACCCATTGAATTCTGGACATCTATAAAGAAAGTGTTTGAACCTTGTGCTGGAAAAGGAGGTTTTATTATAGATATTATTCATAGATTTATGAATGGTCTTGAAGAAACTATTCCTGATGAAAAAGAAAGATATAAAACAATTGTAGAAGAGTGTCTGTATTTTAGTGACATTAATCCTACAAACATTTTCATCTGTAAATTATTAATTGACCCTTATAATGAATATAAATTAAATTATAATGAAGGTAATACATTAGAGTTAGATATAAAAGAAAAATGGGATATTGATGGATTTGATTCTGTAATTGGTAACCCACCTTATCAAAATTCTAATAATAATAAAGGTTGTGGTAATACACTGTGGAATTTATTTGTTGAAAAATCTTTAAATGCATGGTTAATTGAAAAAGGATTACTATTATATGTTCATCCGAGAGGATGGCGTCAAATAAATAGTAAAGTAGGTAATCTTATGAAAGAAAAACAAATAATTTATCTAAATATGAATTCTGTTAGTAAAGGTTTAGAAATATTTAAATGTGCTACTGATTATGATTATTATTTAATTGAAAATATTTATGCTTATAAAAAAACATATATAGATGATTATGAGAATAAGAAATATGAATATATGATTAATAATGATTTAAAATTTATACCAAATCATAACTTAAATGAAGTATTTAGTTTAGTTGATATTGTAGATGACAATGGATTTATAAATGATCAATCATCATATGAACCAAGAAAAAAATGGATGTCTAAAAATCAATCTAATGAATATAAATACCCTTGTGTATATAGTATTAATTCTAAAAATGTAATATCAAAAAAATGGTCAAGTCGTAATGATAAAGGACATTTTAATATAACAAAATTTATATTCTCTAATGGTAATGGTTATTATAAAGATATTAATGGTGATTATGGTCTTACTCAATGGGCGTATGCTATTAAATGTAAAAAGGAAGATATGGATAATGTTGAAAAAGCATTTAATAGTAATAAATTTAATAGTATTATAGATGCTATAAATTTAACATCAAATAAATATAATTACAATGTGATGAAATTATTTAAAAAAGACTTTTGGAAAGAATTTATCTAAATAAATATAATCTAAAATAAAAAACTAAAATTAATACAATTTATTATAACATATATATATTATTATAAGATGCGCGAATATTAAAAAATTGATTATTTATTTTTATATTTTATTATCATTTACTAATGGAGGCCTGCTTTATCAAAATTCTCAATGACGAATATTTGATACCTGAATTTATTGATACGCAAAGCGATTACTATATAGACTATTTGAAAGCTAATACCGAGGCTTCTGAGGCCGCTGAGGCCGCCGTAGCCGATATGAATGCCTTAGTTGCATCTATTATATTCAATAATCACGCTGTGGTAATACCGTTTCAATATAGACTAACAGACGAACAATTCGCTGTATATGAGAAAAATAAGCACGATGTTATTGATACGCTCGCGTGGTATATATTTGATTATAATGTATGCCGCCGTATTGTAGAGGAATATGGGGTATTCAAGATAATTGCGACGGTAATCGCAGAATATGGAGCCGAAAATACTGCGCACATATTCAAGAATAAAAATGAAGAAGAATTATATCGCCTATATTCATATTATATTCTCTTGGAATATTTTGATAATATCGTGTATCTGTCAAATAACAATGATACCGAAGCAACTACCGAAGACATTGAAGAGCTTGAAAAGCTAATAAAAGACATCAGTAAAAATAAGAACACAATGATATTATGATACTATAAATGTAATATACTATGCTGGGAATAATTTTAGGAATTGCCGGCGTTCTTCGCAAGTCATCGTGCCGATTAGAATGTTAATGCGCGAAAATAACTTGATATTATCATTGCCATTCATTAGGCTTGTAATAACATTATCTTTATTTTTTTCCAATTTATTTTTGATAGATAGAATTCTCTCTAATTTGCTAATATTATTTTCGGTTATAAGGTCGTTTGTCGCGACATCATCGTTGAAGAACCTGATTAAATCGTTTTCAATCTGGTAATATATATAAAACATCCCTTCAATATCATAATCATATCCCTTCTTTTCGTATTCAGCGATAATAGTCTCTTTGGCATCCTTGTAATCAATTATATCAGCTTCTAAATCTTTGTTAATAGGATTCCTTATTTTAGATAAGATAAGGGTTTGTAAATCAGGATTTAAATCATTAAAATACGCGAAATGACGAGTAATATCCATCCTCGCGTTTATCCTTGTATATATCTTTAGCTAATATCATTATATCATTTTTTTCTATTATATTATCATATTATATTATCATATTATATTATCGTAAATATATATAGATATGGTATCAAAAAATAAGAGTTGTTTGGGGAGCAAGATATGTTTTGAAGATAGCTACGCCGCTGATATATTTATTAAATCCATTAGATATATTATAATATTGGCTCCGCTGGCTATTGGTATGACTATTGGCGCCATATATGGCAAAAAATGGGGCGAAGATAAATATAAGAACTTGAAGAAGCCCGCGCTCAATCCGCCAAATTATGTATTCGGTATAGTATGGCCTATATTATATCTGCTAATCGGTGGCATATACAGTTATGCCCTATACGATTCTAAATGTATTCCGCGCGGCATAGCAGATTGCGCTTCAATAGTATATTACAAGGACTTGAAATACTGGGTAATCCCTATGTTAGCCTTAGTATTCAATTTCTTGTATATCCCCGTATTTTTCGGCGAGAACGGGCTATTCAACGGACTCGTGATAATCATTATGAGCTTAATATTCGCCGTGCT